TATTGTAAATGTAAAAGAATATGGTTACGATATAGATACTCAATCGCTTGCTCCCTCAAAAGAGGCTCTAATTATTACGGAGTCTCTTTTTGTTATGCGAGAAAAGGAGGAGAGAGTATGCTTAAGTCATGTAAGTATTGTATGCGAATCCATGATAGCAAGCTTGATTGTAGCAAAAAACCGAAGAGGAATAAAGAACCAACAAAGATAAATAAATTTCGTTGGTCACGGCAATGGAGAGAGAAAAGAAATCAGATAATAGAAAGAGATAAATATCTATGCCAGATGTCATTAAGAGAGGATCCACCACGATATGTTTATACAAACCTGGAAGTACATCATATTATACCAATAGAAGAGGACTGGGACAAAAGATTAGATGATGATAACCTGATTACATTATCAGAAGAGTACCATGAAAAAGCAGAACGCGGAGAGATACCAAGGGAAACACTTATAGAAATAGCGGAGGGAAATAATGCAAGATAATATAAATGGATATATATGCTTGGATTGCGGCAGGATTAAAGGACCATATTCTAAACGAAAAATGAACACAATGGATGGTAGGCTATGTGATAAATGTCATGGTAGGTTGATACCTGATGATACGTAGCACCCCCCCCGGGGTGGCAGTGTTGAAAATATGGGCTCTGTGGATACCACGCGCCCACCCACGAAGATAAAATATTCCCACATCAGCTTTTGGAAAGGAGGGCAGGATATGCCAACACCACCTAAACCATATTTAGTATTAAAAGCAGAAAAGAAATCACATAGAACCAAAGCAGAATTAAAGCTGAGAGAAGAAGGGGAAAAGGCTCTTGTTACTGGTGCGGCATTAAAAGAACGTCCCGAAGTAAAAAGTAATCCAGTAGCGCATAAGGAATTTTTAAGACTAAATAAGTTATTAAAAGCTATAGGGAAAAATGATGCAATATATGAAGCTGTAATAAATAGATATTGTTTATTGCAAGGCGAATGTGCTGATTACGAAAATACCATAATGAATTTAAAACAGGATCTTGAAGAGTTAAAAGAAAATAGACACAGCATGGATGGTGTCGAATACTATAAACTAAAAAACGATATTGAAAAATTAATAGATAGCAAAGATAGACAATTGCAAACTAAGCGAAAAATGCTTTTTGATATAGAAAGGGACAATTGTTTAACGATTGCCGCAGCACTTAGGAGCATACCTAAAAAAGCGGAAAAGAATGAAAATCCGTTATTAAAGGCGTTGAATGGATCATGATTAAAGATAGTAGGGCCTACAAATATGCTCTTTGGTGTATAGAAGAAGGTAATCGGAAAGTACCCAGATATGTAAAAAAACAGGCCAGAGCATGGATTGATATAGTGGAAGGGCGAAGTGATGAAGCCTATATTGACGAGAAGGCATATGACAAGATAAATAAATTGTTAAAGCTAATGGTTCATCCAGATTTAAAATGTCCGATGAACGAAGGCCTAGAGGATTATGCTTGGTTGCTGATAGTAGCTGTGCTTTGCACTAAGCTTAAAAACAGCGAAAATAAAGATATTAGGTATTATATAACCGCAGTATTGGAGATATGTCGTAAAAACTTTAAGACATTCAACTCAGCGGTTATTTTTATTTTATTAATGCTAACCGACCCACAATTTAGCCGATTCTTCTCTGTGGCACCTGATTTAAAGCTATCAAAAGAGTTACAGATAGCCATTAGAAAGATAATTAAATCCAGTCCAGTATTAGCCGATGGTGAAACATTTAAGCTCCTAAGAAGCGAAATAAGGTGTCTGCTAACAGAAAGCGAATATGTGCCTTTAGCATATTCAGAGGATAGGATGGATGGAAAACTAGCCAATGCTTTTTTAGCTGATGAAGCAGGGGCGATGGATAGTTATCCAATAGAGGCCATGAGGTCCTCACAAATAACTCTATTCAATAAGTTAGGGATTATTATAAGCACCCAATATCCAAATGACAATAATGCCATGATTGATGAGATAGACATATCCAAGAAGGTATTGGATGGCTTGATAGAGGACAAAAGGAGATTTTCACTACTTTATGAGCCTGACGATGATTTATTAGTAAATGACCAATGGATGACAAATGATCTAGTCATATATCAATCAAATCCTGTAGCAGTAGCCCATGAATATATATTTGATGCGATAAAAGATATGCGAACAATGGCAATTCTTTATGAAAACAAGCGTGAGAATTACTTATGTAAGCATAACAACATCAAGTATAAGGGCTTAGGTGTTGAGGGCTATGTGCCTATTGATAAGGTTAGAGAGTGCAAGATTAAAGAGGACCTAAATTTCTGGAATGGTAAAAGAGTTTGGGTCGGCTTAGACCTTTCACAAACTGATGACAATACTGCGGTTGCCATGGTAACAGAACACGAAGGTATTATTTATGCTAAAGCTTTTGGATTTATACCCAGAGATAAGATAGACCTAAAAAGCAAAAAAGAAAAGGTTGATTATAATAAACTAATCAGGCATAAAGTTTGTTATGCCTGTGGGGATGAAGTAATTGACTACTCATTTGTAGAGAACTTTTTAATTGAGCTAGAGGTTAGCTATGGTGTTGAAATCCAGCAAGTGGGCTATGACCGATATAATGCAATTTCTACAGTTCAGAAACTAGAAGCAGCAGGCTATGAATGTGTTGAGATTAAACAGCATTCAAGCGTACTTCATATGCCTACAAAGCTACTAAAGGAGTGCATTTTGAATAAGGAATTTAGGTATGACGAAAACCTAATGCTAGAGATAAACTTCCAAAATGCACGTTGCACCGAGGACACCAACTTAAATAAGTATGTCAACAAGAAAAAATCAGAAGGTAAAGTTGATATGGTAGTAGCTTTAATCAATGCTATATATTTATTACAACAAGACCTATTATTTGGTTCTGATTTTATTGTGCAGACGGTCTAGAAAGAAGGTGATAAATTGAAATGGCCATGGCAAAAAGAAGAAAGAGCAGAGCAGACCTCATATGAAGATGCTTTATTAACTGCATTATTAAGTAAAACCACTGTAACTAAGAATGAGGCATTGAACATACCTAGTTTAAATGGTTGTATTAGTTATATTGCAAATACAGTGTCCATGCTACCTATAAAGCTCTACAAAGAGGATGATGGAAAGGTTGTAGAAGTTAAAGATGATCCGAGGGTTATGCTTCTGAATGATGATACAGGTGACACCCTTGATGCAACTCAATTTTGGAAAGCTATGATTTCGGATTACTTCTTAGGAGGAGGTGGATATGCTTACATCAATAAACGTGGCAATAAGTTTATTAGCCTTCATTATGTTGATGAGAAGCAAGTATCAATCCAAAAGAACAATAATCCTATCTTCAAGGACTATGATATATTAGTCCTAGGTAAACCTTATAAACCTTATGACTACATTAAATTACTCAGGAATACCAAAGACGGTTGCAGTGGTACTAGCATAATAACAGAGGCATCTAAAATATTAAGTGTAGCATATAATACACTGATATTCGAAGAAGCATTGGTTAAAAAGGGTGGAAATAAGAAAGGTTTCTTAAAATCATCTAAGAAGTTATCTGATGATGCTATGAGAATGCTGAAAGAAGCTTTTAAAAGGCTCTATAGGAATAACGAAGAAAATGTTGTAGTCCTTAATGATGGTATAGAGTTTCAAGAGGCTTCTAATTCATCTGTTGAAATGCAGCTTAATGAGAATAAGGAAACTAACTCAACTGAAATTTGCAAACTATTCAATGTGCCTGAAACCATTATTAAGGGTGCAGCCAATGAAAAAGATTATATTAACGGGTTTAGACTAGCTGTAATGCCTGTTATAAGAGCAATAGAATGCGCTTTAAATCGTGACTTCTTACTCGAAAGAGAAAAGAAGTCTTTTTATTGGGCTTTTGACACCAAGGAAGTCACTAAGGGCGACATTAAGACCCGTTATGAAGCGTATGAGATAGGGTTAAGGGCAAACTTCCTGCAACCTGACGAAGTGCGCTATATGGAAGATTTAGAGCCTTTAGGATTTAACATGATGAAACTAAACCTAGGTGATGTATTCTTTAACCCAAAAACAAGGGAAATATACACACCGAATACAGGCAAAACCCAAAATATCGACATGAAAGGCGGTGGTGATGATGAAAGTTGAAATAAGGGCTGACGGGGCACATATTAGTGGCTATGTTAACGTCACAGAGAAAAAATCAAGGCCAGTAATTACACCTAGGGGCAAAGTTATTGAGGTAATTGAAGAACGAGCCTTTGAGAAGGCCATTGAAAGGGCAGGGTATATAAACCTCACAGTAGACCATGACAACACGCATATCTATGCCAGCACAAAAGATGGTACATTAACGCTCTATGAGGATGCAATAGGACTTCATGCTGATGCACTGATTAGTGATGAAAATATTATTGAGCTCGCTAAAAAAGGCAAAATAAAGGGCTGGTCTTTCGGTATGTATAACGTTGTTGACGAGTTAGAAGAAAGAGCAGGGGAACTGCCAATAAGACGTGTAAAATCCCTAGACTTAGATCATTTGACCCTTGTTATAAATAAGCAACCAGTATATTCGGCCACTAGCGTTGAATTAAGAGCTGGTGAAGATGTTGACATCGAGGAGAGGGCATCTGAGCATGAAGTAAAAGTTGTGATCTCAAAGCAACCGATTGATTACTCACAATACGAAAACAGATTAAACAGTTTAAAAGTCAGCAAATAGCTGGCTTATTTTTATGCAAAGAAAGGATGAGGATTATGGAACTTAAAAAACTGATGGAACAAAGAGCAGATTTACAGGCAGAAATGGAGGCTCTTTTAAATACTGCCAAAACAGAAGAAAGAGCCATGACAGAAGAAGAAACATCCAAGTTTGACGAGTTAGAAAAGAAAATCAAGGCTATTGATGGCACTATCGAAAGAGAGGAGCGTGCAAGGAAGATGGAACACAAAGAAGTTAAGCCTACTGAAGTAGAGGAAAGAGCGGTAGTAGAGGAAAGAGCATTTGCTAACTACATCAGAAAGCAATGTGGGGTTCATGTTGAGGAAAGAACAGGAGAGCAAAACCTAGACATGGGGAATAATGGCGCAGTAATCCCTGTAACAATCGCACAAAGGATCATCAGAAAAGTAGAAGAAATTGCACCGGTATTGGCGAAGGCGACTAGGTTCAATGTCAAAGGTACGCTAAAAGTGCCTGTATGGGGCAAAGCCAATACAACCCATGATATTACTGTAGCTTACCAAACAGAATTTACAGATATTACAGCTGGTAGCGGCATGTTTACATCTGTAGATTTATCTGGCTACCTTGCAGGGGCATTAACCTTAATCGGTAAGTCTGTTGCAAATAATGCTGATGTTGATGTTGTGAATTTCGTAATCAATGAAATGGCTAAAAAGATAGCTCAATTCTTAGAAGGAGAGCTATTAAACGGTAGTGTTGACAAGGCTACTGGCGCGCTTTCAACCAATACTACATTGAATGCAGGATCTACAACAGCTATTTCAGCGGATAATTTAATTGAGCTACAAGCTAAAATCCCAACTGTTTATCAAGCGGATGCTTGCTGGATTATGCACCCATCTACATTCACAACTTTAAAGAAGTTAAAGGATGCTACAGGCCAATACTTGCTGCAAAATGACTTTACTAGTGCTATGCCATATAGAATACTAGGCAAGCCAGTTTATCTGTCCGACAATATGCCTACTATCGGTAGCGGTAACAAGGCTGTATTGTACGGTGATTTAAGCGGTCTTGCTGTAAACTTCAGAGAGGATATTTCAATTCAAATACTGCAAGAAAAATATGCTACAATGCACGCACTTGGAATTGTTTCATGGTTTGAATTTGACTCTAATGTAATCGATCATCAAAAACTTGCTGTCCTAGTACTGTCCTAGTAATGAGTGCGACTTAATATGGCGGCTTAATTGCCGCCTATTTTATTTACGAAAGGAGAATGACCATGTATAATACCAAAAATTACACCGAACAGGGCGGGGGAAAAACTGTAATCGGTGGAGAGATAGTTATAGAGGGAAAAATCACCGTTGCAGACAGTGGCCAAGTAGAAGGTATTACAGGGGTAACAGGTGCAGCTACAGAATCAACTCTAGGTGGCATTAAAGCAGCTGCCAAGGATGTTGGTGATACGGTCGAAGTTAAAATTGACAGCACTACCTCAAAACTATATGTAGCACCACCAGCATTAGCGACAGAAGATGCCGCAGGATTAGTAAAGATGGCTGCTAATGTGGCTGCTATTGATGGTGGGACAGTAACAGTTGAAAGATTCAACGCATTGTTAACCGCTTTAATTAATGCTGGTATAATGGCAGACAAATAATAGAAAGGGCGTGATGTCCTTGAAAGTGAGCGAAATAACCATAAATGATGTTGCTCAGTACCTAAAATTAGAAGAAGGGGAATATTGCGATATTGAATTGGCGCCTATGTTAACAGCTGCCTGCCAGTTTATAAAGTCATATACAGGACTTTCGGAAGAAGAAATTGACGAACACGAAGATTTTTACATTGTTGTGATGGTGCTATGCCAAGATATGTATGACAATAGAAGCATGTACGTTGATAAAAACAATCTAAACAAAGTAGTTGAGACAATATTGGGTATGCATTCAGTAAATTTACTGTAGGTGATAATATGATTAATCCAGGTAAATTAAACCAAAGAATAAAGATATATAAGACTGGTACAGGCTATGACGATTATGGAGAACCGCTTGATGGAAAAGAAGTAGTCCATGAGTGTTGGGCTAGTGTAAAAAATAAAAGTGGTACAGAACAATTCAAGTCAGTTACTCCTTTCAGTAAGGTAGTTACTAGCTTTTTAATCAGATACACTAAGAAAGCTATAGATACTACTATGAAAATAGAGTTTCAAGGAGAAGAATACAATATTATCTATGTAGATAACTTCAATTTCTCAAATGAATGGATAGAGATAACTGCTGAGAAGGTGACGTAATGGCTAAAGTAAAATTCAAAGTCGAAGGAATGAAAGAGCTACAAAAAAGCCTTAAGAAACTCGGAAAAGTACCTCAAAAACACGTGACTAGCAGCGCTAAAAAGGGCATGAACATCGTGCTAAAACAAGCCAAACAAGAAGCACCTGAAGAAACCGGAGCATTAAGAAAAGGCATGATACTTAAGGGCGAAAAAAGCCGGCACAAAGCTAAAAAAGTGTATCAAGTAATCTTTGACCCGAGGATGAATGATGTTTTTCAAAAGCCGGTGCAGAATGTTGGTGAATCAGGAAGTCCAAATGCAAAGAATCCAGCGTATTACCCGTACTCGCAAGAATATGGTTATTTTGCGAGGAATGGAAAGTATATCCCTGGGTTCCGATTTATACATAACAGCTTGGCAACTAATGCCGAGAAAATGGAAAAGACCATAGTTGACACAATGAAAAGGAAGATTGACCAAGAGATCAGAAAGGCGAGGTTAAACTGATGGATAAGGAAACAGTTAAGAAAATGATAAGTGACCTCATTGATTCAGCAGATGAAATACAAGGCATCTCTATAACAGGTGAAGTAGAAGAGATTGACAAATCAACTTTGGATGGCGAATGGATAGAAAGAAGAGATACAGGAAGAACTAACATTTGCATAACAATTTATAAGGAGCAGTAATTATGGAAAGGGCACTGCGATATGAATTGGAAAGGAGAATTCCAGAGTTAGTCGGCAATATCTACCCAACGAATGCGCCAGAGACTTCAAGCAAGCCTTATCTAGTTTATACAAGAATATCAACTAGAAAAGGGAAAACGCTAGAAGGTTTCACCGGGGATGAAACATTGAGTTTCATGTTTTCAGTAATGGCAACTAGATACTCAGATATGAAATCCTTAGCCAAGAAGGTTGAGGATTTTTTAATTTCGCTTCCTGGCACAACAATAGGCGAAGACGGTATCTATATTCAAGACGTTGACATCAATAATATAACCGAACAATACGAACATGAACTAAAAGTCAATAGAGGTATTATTGACTTTACAATTTATTATTAGAAAGGTGGTTTAAGATATGGCAGGAGAAGCAACAAGAGCACTAGGCACAGTGTTAAAAAAGGATGAACAAAAAATAGGCGGACTCACTTCAATTGGAGGTATTGAAATTACCGCCGACACTATAGATGTAACTACATTGGATAGTGATGGTGGTTACAGAGAATTCATTGGATCTTTTAAGGATGCAGGAGAGGTTACTATTGAAGGATTTTTCAAGCCAGAAGATGCTGGTCAATTAGCTATGCAAACATCTCTAGACGAGGGGAACCCGGAAGACTATACAATTGAATTTCCTACTTCACCGAAAGCAACATGGGGATTCGAAGGAGTTGTAACAGGCTTTAAGGTTGGAGATGCTGACGTGGATGGCACGATTACATTCGGCGCTACAATAAAAGTAAGTGGAAAGCCGGTATTGACAATCGGAAGCGGCAGCGGAGGATAATAATTAAGGAAACGGAGGATACATAGATGTCTTATCAACCAGTAAAACTCGACAAAACAAGAAATTTCAAGTTTGGAATGAAAGCTATATCACTTATTGAAAAGAAACTCGGAGCACCGATAGGGAAAATTGATATGAATAATCTCACAATGGAGGATACAGCTACAATAATTTGGGCTGGACTAGTACATGAGGATAAGGATTTGACGCCCGACAAGGTGATGGACCTCATAGATGAATATTCAGATGTTCAAACCGTAATTGAAGCGATGGGAGAGGCGTTGCAAGCCGCATTTGGTTCAAAACAAGGAGACGAAGAAGGAAAAAACAGATAGAAGGCAGCGAGGAAGAGTTCTGCATAGAAAAAGCACTCGAAACCGCTGCCTTCATTGGCATATCTATATCTGATTTTTGGGAATTAACCCCTTACGAATTTTCGATAGTCGTAAGGGGTTTTTCTCTGCGAAAAGAACATGAAGCAAAAGAGTATGAAGCAAAATTGCAAAATGAAAGAGCTTTGTTAGTGGAGCAAGCATTCTTGATTAGCCGTTGGGTGTGGCAAAAGAAAATTTCAAAAGAAAGCATTGAGAATCTTCTCAAAGTTGATAATCAGCCCAAAAAAGAAATGACCGATGAACAAATGTTGGCACAAGTGAAAGTATTAAATACACTGTTCGGCGGGGAGGTGAGAATAAGTGGCGCAAAGACGTAGTAACTTTGTGGTTAGAGGCGGAGCAGACTTCTCTAATCTCAACAAAGCATTAAATCAAACACAAGCAAGACTAGGCAAATTTCAATCAACTGTAAGCAAATCCATGAAATTTGTCGGCTTTGCTTTAGGAAGTCTTGCAGTTGGTAAATTAGTCAAAGACAGTACACAGATGGCTATGTCAGTTGAATCGGCTGCTGATAATATCCGTCGTAACATGGGTAGCGCTGCAAGTGCATTCGAGAGGTTCGCTGATACACAAGCAAAAGCACTGGGAATGGCTCGCAAGGATGCATATACATACGGCTCAGTATTCTCTAATTTGCTTGACAGCTTCATGACTGACAAGAGCCAAGTGGCGAGCGAAACAGAAAAACTTATACGAGCTGCCGCAGTAATCTCCAGCAAAACAGGCAGAACTTATGAAGATGTTGCTAATCGTATTAGGTCTGGTATGTTGGGAAGTACCGAAGCCATAGAAGACCTCGGCGTATATACCAACATCTCCATGATTGAGTCAACGGAGGCGTTCAAGAAATTTGCAGGCAACAAGTCATGGAATCAACTTGATTACAGGACACAGCAACAAATCAGACTTGCGGCAATACTTGAACAGGCGTACAAAAGGTACGGTGACACACTTGCGAATACTACTCAGACCAAACAGGCTATGTTCCTGGCAAGTCTTGAAAATATCAAGCTTAATCTCGGTCAAGCGTTTCTTTCAATTTATAATGTTATTCTTCCTGCTTTGAATGCTTTAGCTTCGAAACTCGAAGTAGTAACAGCACGGATTGCAGTGTTCACACAAGCGATTTTCGGGAAAGCGAATTCTGTGCAAGCAATTGAAACGCAGACAGATGCTTTTGTGGAGCAGGGAAACGCTATTTCAGACTTAGGCGATGAAGTGGAAAAGGCAGGAAAGAAGGCGAAGAAAGCGCTGGCACCGTTCGACGAATTGAACGTATTGACTTCTCAAACAAGCGGATCAGGGTCGGCAGGTTCAACCAGTACTCAATCTATTGTAGATATAGCAAACACAGAACAAGAAATAGGCAAAATAGAAACAATATTCGATAAGCTTAAATTAAAGTTTGCTGAGTTGAGCGAAATTTTCAAAGAAGGTTTTGCGATTGGTTTCGGTACATCAAATTTTGATAGTATAGCAAACAGTATCAACAACATCAAAAAATCTTTGAAAAGTATTTTCACAAGTCCTGAGGTGACGAAAGCTGCTGACAACTGGGCTAATAAGGTTGTGTTAGCATTAGGCAAAATAACCGGATCTATCGCAAGTATAGGAAGCACAATCGCAGAGTTTTTCGTGGGAAGCATAGACAAATACTTCTCACAAAATGCTGATTTTCTGCGAAGCAAGATAGTATCGTTGCTAGATATATCGGCAAGAAGAGCAGAGATATACTCAAAGTACACAACTGCTCTAGCTGATATATATAGTGTATTCAGAAGTGACCAAGCCAAACAAATTGGGGCCGACCTAATCGGTATTTTTGCAAATAGTTTTGTGTCAGTTACAGAGTTTGCATGGTCATTTGGTACCAATATCATCGAGGCTATTACAAGGCCGATAACCGAAAACAAAGACGCTATTAAGAAAGCTTTGGAGAATACTCTAGCATCGGTACGAACAATAGTTGGAGGAATAAAAAATTTCCTAGACAAAACGTTCGCTTCAATCAAGCAATCTTATGATACTTACATATCACCAGCTATAGCTAATTTCGGTTCAGGATTCAACAAAGTGTTTAAGGGCGTATTGGATGGTTATAACCAATACCTAGCTCCAACAATTGATAAGATATCAGGAAAGTTTGTGGAGCTAGTTGATACTTATTTATCGCCGCTTATTAAGAAGATATTAGACTTTATAGGCTCACTTATATACGAAGTGTCGAGGCTTTGGGATTTCCTATCGCCGTTCGTTGGATGGCTGGCAACTAACTTCTTTGAAAAGATATCGAACAGTTTAGAAACAGCATGGGGTTTAGTTGAAGTTATATTCAAGCAACTCATCAATACACTTGATACGACAATAGGAGTACTACAAGGGGTACTTGACTTTATAGTTGGTGTATTTACAGGTGACTGGGGTAGAGCTTGGAATGGAATCGAGCAAGTATTTACATCAATTATTGACGGTATGGAAAATAGTGCAAATACATTTATTGAATTTATGGACAAAGCATTCTCTGGAATCGGGGATACAATCAAAACCACATTCAAGGGTGCTATCAACGGGGTTATAACGCTGTTTAACAAGTTCATTGGCTGGGTGAACAGTAAATTAAAGTTCTCCTGGGACGGCTTGAAAATCGCCGGCAAAACTATCTTCGAAGGTGGCACTGTTCAGCTTGCAAAAATCCCTTCTATTCCTCAGCTTGCAAGGGGAGGTATTGTTGACAGTCCAACACTTGCAATGATAGGTGAAGCAGGGAAAGAGGCAGTCGTTCCGCTTGAAAACACAGGGTTTGTTACAACTATTGCTAGTGCGATTGCAAATGAAATAAAAAAGGTAATAGATGCGAGTAGAAGCTCAGGCGGAAGTAGCAACGGTGATGTT